GTTAATGACATTAATATAGATTATACTTGGAACCCAACATTTAGATTTTTAAGAGACGATTTATTATCTGTATCTGCTGAAAATCCTAATGGAGCTAATGTAGTTCCTGAAGTAGGTGATATTATTATGTTCCAAGAAGCTTATTATGAAGTAGACACTATAGACCAAAGCAACTTCTTCGTAGGTAAAGATCCAGATTACCCATTTACTGATGATAATGGTAATAATCCTTTAGAAACTGATTTAGATAGATTTGGATATAATGTTGGAATTATTTGTTCTACTCACTATGTACCTGCTGATAAAGTTGGTATAACTAAAGAAAGAATGTAATGGCTACTACTGGAAGAAAACCTATACCAAAAACCCAAAAAGAAATATCTATTGGGAAACATACTGCAATTGATAAAGAACAAGGTAACCCTAATTTTTCAGGTCGTTCTAATAGAGGTACTCAAAAATCAGCACAAGGAGAAACTACTAAACCTTTAACTATTGGCATTCAAGATATTGATGAAGCAGTATTTTATTATTTTCAAAACATTATTCGTCCTTCTGTAGTACAAAACGGAAATAAAATTGAAGTTCCTGTATTATATGGTGCTCCTGAAAAATGGAAAGCTATTCAAAAGGATGGATATTATCGAGATAAAAATGGAGCTATTATGCTTCCTGTTATTGTAATTAAAAGAGATACTATTGAAAAAAATAGAACTATAGCTAATAAATTAGACGCTAATAACCCTAATAATTTTGCAGTTGTAAGTACAACTTGGAATAAAGATAATTATTATTCTAAATTTAATGTATTAAACAATAGAATCCCTACTAAAACTTATTTTACTACTGTAGTCCCAGATTATGTAACTTTAGACTATAGTTGTTTAATTCAAACCTATTATATAGATCAACTTAATAAAATAGTTGAGGCTATAAATTATGCTTCTGATGCATATTGGGGAGACCCACAACGTTTTCAATTTAGAGCAATGATTGATTCTTTTGCTACTCCTACCGAACTTGTTCAGGATAATAATAGAGTAGTTAGAGCTAATTTTAATATAAGACTTAATGGGTATTTAATTCCTGATGTAATCCAAAAAAATGGAGTAAATTTTCCACAGTTTTCTGAGCGTTCTAAAATTTTATTTTCAATGGAAACTGTAAGTGATCCTGGTATATTCATTGGAAACCAAAATTCAGATGGTAGAATAGAAACTCCAACACCTCAAGAATTAGAAGCACAAAAAAGAGTTAATAAAAGTACTTTAGTACCTTAATTTTTATTGTTTAAATCTATATTTATTAGATATACCTGAGATCAAATGGCAAATATAAGATATCTAGACCAAGTAACAGTTGGCCCTTCCGTAACTTCTATTAGTGGTGAATCCACTACTTCTGGCACATCTGGAACCGCAGGTTCTTCAGGCACAACTGGCTCATCTGGAACATCAGGATATTCAGGTTCTGCAGGTACTTCAGGTATTACTGGATCTTCAGGTCAATCAGGTTCTACTTCAGGAACATCAGGCTCTGGTGGTTCTTCAGGTACTTCAGGTGCCGTAGGTTCTTCAGGCGAATCTAGTACATCCGGCTCTTCAGGCGAATCAGGCACTTCAGGCACTTCAGGCTCTTCAGGCGAATCAGGTACTTCAGGCTCTTCAGGCGAATTTGGAACATCAGGTTCATCAGGAAGTTCAGGTTCATCAGGTAGTTTAGGTTCTTCAGGTAGTTCAGGTTCATCAGGTTCAAGTGGTTCTTCAGGTTCATCAGGTTCAAGCGGAACATCAGGTTTAAGCGGTTTTTCAGGTAGTTCAGGTTCATCAGGTAGTTCAGGTTCTTCAGGTAGTTCAGGTTCAAGTGGTTCATCAGGAAGTTCAGGTTCATCAGGTAGTTCAGGTTCATCAGGTAGTTCAGGTTCATCAGGTTCAAGTGGAGCTGATGGCTCTTCAGGTGAATCTGGTACTTCAGGTTCATCAGGAGTTGCTGGCTCATCCGGTACTTCAGGTTCATCAGGTTCAAATGGTTCATCTGGCACTTCAGGCGAATCTGGCACTTCAGGTTTAAGTGGATCTACAGGTTCAAACGGTACCTCAGGTAACACTGGTACCTCAGGTCAATCCGCTCAATCTTCAACATCAGGCTCTTCCGGCTCTTCAGGTACTACTGGCTCAACAGGAGCTGCAGGTACATCAGGCGAAGCTGCAACTTCAGGTTCAGCAGGTTCATCTGGTACAAATGGTACAAGTGGAAATTTAGGCTCATCAGGAGCCTCAGCTCAATCAGGCACTTCAGGCTCATCAGGTACAGTAGGTTCAACCGGAGCTGCGGGTACATCAGGTTTATCTGGTTCATCTGGTTCATCTGGTTCAACAGGAGAATCAGGTACTAGTGGAATTTCAGGTACTTCAGGCGAATCTAATTCTTCAGGAACTAATGGTTCTTCAGGCAATAGTGGTACATCTGGTGAATCCGGTACATCAGGTTCAGCTGGCTCTTCAGGTACTATAGGCTCAAGTGGTACAGGTGCAGGCTCAGGTTCATCAGGTACTTCAGGTTCTTCAGGTGAATCTGCAACTTCAGGTTCATCAGGCTCTTCAGGTTTAGCTGGCACATCAGGAGCTTTAGGTTCAAGCGGAGAATCAGCCCAATCAGGTACCTCAGGCTCTACAGGTTCAAACGGTACTTCAGGTAACACAGGAACATCTGGTCAATCAGCTCAATCTTCAACATCAGGCTCTTCAGGTTCTTCAGGTACTACTGGTTCAACTGGAGCTTCAGGTACATCAGGTGAATCTGGCACTTCAGGTTTATCAGGCTCTACAGGTTCAAACGGTACTTCAGGTAACACAGGTACTTCAGGTCAATCTGCTCAATCTTCAACATCAGGTTCTTCAGGTTCTTCAGGTACTACTGGCTCATCTGGTGAGTCTGGCACATCAGGTGAATCTGGCACTTCAGGTTTATCAGGTTCAACTGGTTCAAATGGTACCTCAGGTAACACAGGAACATCTGGTCAATCAGCTCAATCTTCAACTTCAGGTTCATCTGGTTCTTCAGGCACAACTGGCTCATCTGGTGAGTCTGGCACATCAGGTGAATCTGGATCTTCTGGTACTTCAGGTTCAACAGGTGAATCTGGTACCTCAGGTAATAATGCTACTTCAGGTTTATCAGGTTCATCAGGTACAGTAGGTTCAACAGGAGAATCAGGTACTTCAGGTGAATCAGGTACATCAGGTTCAGCTGGATCTTCAGGTACTATAGGTTCAAGTGGTACAGGAGCTGGTGCTGGTACTTCAGGTGAATCTGGTTCATCAGGTGAATCTGCAACTTCAGGCTCAGCAGGCTCTTCAGGCTCAGCTGGTACATCAGGAGATTTAGGATCATCAGGAGCATCAGCTCAATCAGGAACTTCAGGCTCTACAGGCTCAAATGGTACCTCAGGTAACACAGGAACATCTGGTCAATCAGCTCAATCTTCAACTTCAGGTTCTTCTGGTACTTCAGGTACTACAGGTTCAACTGGCATAGCAAGTACTTCAGGTGAAGCTGGATCTTCAGGTTCATCAGGTTCTTCTGGTACCCAAGGTTCTACAGGAGCCGCAGGTACTTCAGGCGAATCTACTACATCTGGTACTTCAGGCTCTTCAGGTACAGTAGGTTCAACCGGAGCTGCTGGTACTTCAGGAGAAGCAGCCACATCTGGTACTTCAGGTTCTTCAGGTACTATAGGTTCAAGTGGTACAGGAGCTGGTGCTGGTACTTCAGGTGAATCTGGTTCATCAGGTGAATCTGCAACTTCAGGCTCTTCAGGTTCATCTGGTACAAACGGTACCTCAGGTAATATAGGATCATCAGGAGCATCAGCTCAATCAGGAACTTCAGGTTCTACTGGTTCAAACGGTACTTCAGGTAATACAGGCACTTCAGGCCAATCTGCCCAATCAGGCACATCAGGTAGCTCAGGCTCATCTGGAACTACAGGTTCAACAGGAGCTGCAGGTACTTCAGGCGAAGCTGCTACATCAGGCTCATCAGGCTCTTCTGGTACTCAAGGCTCAACAGGAGCCGCAGGTACTTCAGGCGAATCTACTACATCAGGCACTTCAGGTTCTTCGGGCACAGTAGGTTCAACTGGAGCTGCTGGTACTTCAGGAGAAGCAGCTACATCAGGCTCTTCAGGATCTTCAGGTACTATAGGTTCAAGTGGTACAGGTGCAGGCTCAGGTACATCAGGTATTTCAGGTTCTTCAGGTGAATCTGCAACTTCAGGTTCATCAGGTTCCACTGGTACAAATGGTACAAGTGGAAATGTAGGTTCATCAGGAGCTTCAGCTCAATCAGGTACTTCAGGCTCTACAGGCTCAAATGGTACCTCAGGCAATACAGGCACCTCAGGTCAATCTGCTCAATCTTCAACATCAGGCTCTTCAGGTTCTTCAGGTACTACAGGTTCAACTGGTGCTGCGGGCACATCAGGAGATAGTGCTACTTCAGGTTCTAGTGGTTCATCAGGTACTCAAGGTTCAACCGGAGCTGCTGGTACTTCAGGTGAAGCCTCTACATCTGGTACTTCAGGTTCATCAGGTACTCAAGGTTCAACCGGAGCTGCTGGTACTTCAGGAGAAGCAGCTACATCAGGCTCTTCAGGATCTTCTGGTACTCAAGGCTCAACAGGAGCCGCAGGTACTTCAGGTGATAGTTTAACTTCTGGTACTTCAGGCTCTTCCGGTACAGTAGGCTCAACAGGAGCTGCAGGCACTTCCGGTGACAGCTCTACTTCAGGTTCATCAGGTACTACAGGTTCAACTGGTACTAGTGGTGTAGGTTCAGGTTCAGGATCTTCAGGCGAATCAGGAACAAGTGGTTCTTCTGGTTTAGCAGGAACTTCAGGTTCTACAGGCTCAAATGGTACTTCAGGTAATAATGGTACTTCAGGATTATCTAATACTTCAGGTTCGTCTGGTTCTACAGGTTCAAACGGTACTTCAGGTAATAACGGTACATCAGGTGCATCAGCTACTAGCGGATCTTCAGGTTCCACTGGTACAAATGGTACAAGTGGAAATGTAGGTTCATCAGGAGCTTCAGCTCAATCAGGTACCTCAGGCTCTACAGGTTCAAATGGTACTTCAGGTAACACGGGTACTTCAGGTCAATCTGCTCAATCATCAACTTCAGGTTCATCAGGTACGTCTGGTACCACTGGTTCAACTGGAGCCGCAGGTACTTCAGGCGAATCTACTACATCTGGATCTTCAGGCTCTTCAGGTACTCAAGGTTCTACAGGAGCTGCAGGCACATCAGGCGCTTCAGCTACTAGTGGATCCTCAGGTTCAACTGGTACAAATGGTACTTCAGGAAACGTTGGTACTTCAGGAGCATCTGCACTTTCAGGTTCATCAGGTTCAACTGGTTCGAATGGTACCTCAGGTAATACGGGTACTTCTGGTCAATCTGCTCAATCTTCAACATCAGGCTCTTCAGGTTCATCTGGTACTACAGGCTCAACTGGAGCTGCAGGTACATCAGGCGCATCAGCTACTAGCGGATCTTCAGGTTCTACTGGTACAAATGGTACTACAGGTAACGCCGGAACTGCAGGTCAATCAGGCTTAAGCAAATCTTCAGGAACAAGTGGTTCATCTGGTACTACAGGTTCAACCGGAGCAGCTGGTAGTAGTAATTTAAGTGCCACGTCAGGTACTTCAGGCTCATCAGGTACTCAAGGTTCAACAGGAAACGCCGGTACTTCAGGCGAAGCTGCTACATCAGGTTCATCAGGTTCAACTGGTACAAATGGTACTTCAGGAAACGCTGGTACTTCAGGATTATCAGCACTTTCAGGTTCATCAGGTTCAACAGGTACAAACGGTACTACTGGTAATGCAGGTACTGCAGGTCAATCAGGTTTAAGTAAATCTTCAGGTACCTCAGGTTCATCTGGTACTACAGGTTCTGCTGGTGCTGCTGGTCAATCTAATTTAAGTGCAACTTCAGGTACTTCAGGCTCATCAGGTACTCAAGGTTCAACAGGAAACGCCGGTACTTCAGGCGAAGCTGCTACATCAGGTTCAAGTGGTTCCACAGGTTCAAACGGTACCTCAGGCAATAATGGCACATCAGGTGCATCAGCTACTAGCGGATCTTCAGGTTCAACAGGTACAAACGGTACTACTGGTAATGCAGGTACTGCTGGACAATCAGGTTTAAGTAAATCTTCAGGAACAAGTGGTTCATCTGGTACTACTGGTTCAGCTGGAGCAGCTGGCGGTAGTAATTTAAGTGCTACATCAGGTACTTCAGGTTCATCAGGTACTCAAGGCTCAACAGGAGCAGCTGGTACTTCAGGTGCGGCTACTACATCAGGTTCAAGTGGTTCTACTGGTTCAAACGGTACTTCAGGTAATAATAGCACATCAGGCGCATCAGCTACTAGCGGATCTTCAGGTTCTACTGGTACAAATGGTACTACAGGTAACGCCGGAACTGCAGGTCAATCAGGCTTAAGCAAATCTTCAGGCACCTCAGGTTCATCTGGTACTACTGGTTCAATAGGAGCGGCAGGTCAATCTAACTTAAGTGCTTCTTCAGGCACTTCAGGCTCATCAGGCACAACTGGTTCAGCAGGTAATGCTGGTGGTAGCAATTTAAGTGCTACATCAGGTACTTCAGGTTCATCTGGTACTACAGGTTCTGCTGGTGCTGCTGGTCAATCTAATTTAAGTGCAACTTCAGGTACAAGTGGCTCAACAGGTACAAATGGTACTTCAGGCAATGCTGGTAACTCAGGTAACTCAGGCACTTCAGGCACTTCAGGCACTACAGGTTCAAATGGTAACTCAGGTAATGCTGGTAACTCTGGTAATTCTGGTACTTCAGGTACCTCAGGAACTAATGGTTCAAATGGTAACGCCGGTAATTCAGGTAATTCTGCTACATCAGGTACAAGCGGTTCTACTGGTACTAATGGCTCAAATGGTAATAATGGAGGTTCAGGTTTAAGCAGGACATCAGGTTCATCAGGCTCATCAGGTACAAATGGTACTTCAGGTAATAATGGTACTGCAGGTGCTAGTGCTAATTCAGGCACAAGTGGATCAACCGGTACAAACGGTACTACTGGTAACGCAGGCACAGCTGGACAATCAGGCTTAAGTAAATCTTCCGGTACTTCAGGTTCATCTGGTACTACTGGTTCAGCAGGAGCTGCTGGTGGTAGTAATTTAAGTGCTACTTCAGGCACTTCAGGTTCATCTGGTACTACAGGCTCAAACGGTAATAATGGTGGTTCAGGAATAAGCCGGACATCAGGTTCATCAGGTTCAACTGGTACAAATGGTACTTCAGGTAATAATGGTACTGCAGGTTCAAGTAGAACTTCAGGAAGTTCTGGTACAACTGGTTCCAATGGTACTTCAGGTAACAATGGTAACGCCGGCAATTCAGGTAATTCAGCTACTTCAGGCACTTCAGGCACTTCAGGTTCAAATGGTAATGCTGGAGCAGCAGGATCTTCTAACGTAAGTGCCACTTCAGGAACTTCTGGTACAAATGGTTCAAACGGTGCTGCTGGTAATGCTGGTTCATCTAACGTAAGTAATACATCAGGTACTTCAGGATCGAATGGCACATCAGGTAACTCAGGCAATGCAGGTAATTCAGGATTAAGCCGGACTTCTGGTACAAGTGGTTCAACAGGTACAAACGGTACTTCAGGAGCTAATGGAAACTCTGGTAATAGTGGTAACTCAGGTACTTCAGGTACAAATGGTTCAAGTGGTAACAATGGTAATGCTGGTAACTCAGGCAACTCAGGTACTTCAGGTACTTCAGGTACAAATGGTTCTAGTGGTAATGCCGGAGCAGCTGGCTCATCTAACATAAGTGCTACTTCAGGAACTTCAGGTACAAATGGTTCAACCGGAGCTGCCGGTAATGCTGGTTCATCCAACGTAAGTGCTACTTCAGGAACCTCAGGCTCAAATGGTACTTCAGGTAACTCAGGAAACGCTGGTAACTCAGGATTAAGCCGTACTTCAGGAACCTCAGGTTCAACTGGTACTAATGGTACCTCAGGTAACAACGGTAACGCAGGCAATTCAGGTAACTCAGGTACTTCAGGTACAAATGGTTCAAGTGGTAACAATGGTAATGCTGGTAACTCAGGTAACTCAGGTACTTCAGGTACAAATGGTTCAAGTGGTAACTCAGGTAACTCAGGTAATTCTGGTAATTCAGGTACATCTGGTACTAATGGTTCAAACGGAGCTAATGGTAACGCAGGCAATTCAGGTTTAAGCAGAACCTCAGGTACCACAGGTTCAAATGGTACCTCAGGTAACAATGGAGTCAATGGTAACTCAGGCAACTCAGGCAACTCAGGAACTTCTGGTACTAATGGTTCAACTGGTAACTCAGGCAACTCAGGCAACTCTGGTAATTCAGGTACATCTGGTACAAACGGTACTTCAGGTAATAATGGAGCTAGTGGCAACTCAGGCAACTCAGGCGTATCAGGAACAAATGGCACAACTGGCTCAAATGGTACCTCAGGTAATAATGGAGCTAACGGAAATTCAGGTAATTCAGGAGTTTCAGGTACAAATGGTACTAATGGTTCAAACGGTAACTCAGGTAACTCAGGCAACTCCGGTAATTCAGGTACATCTGGTACTAACGGTACCTCAGGTAATAATGGCGCTAATGGTAACTCAGGATTAAGCCGGACCTCAGGTACAAGTGGTTCAACAGGTACAAACGGTACTTCTGGTAACAATGGTAACTCAGGCAACTCAGGCGTATCAGGAACAAATGGCACAACTGGTTCAAACGGTACCTCAGGTAATAATGGAGCTAACGGAAACTCAGGTAATTCAGGAGTTTCAGGTACAAATGGTACTAATGGTTCAAACGGTGCTAATGGTAATAACGGTAACTCAGGATTAAGCCGGACTTCAGGTACTTCAGGTTCATCTGGTACAAATGGTAATAGTGGTAACACTGGAGCTTCTGGCATAAGCCGTACTTCAGGTACTAATGGCTCAAACGGTACCTCAGGTAACAATGGTAACTCAGGCAACTCAGGTAACTCAGGTACTTCAGGCACAACAGGTTCATCAGGCAACTCAGGTAACTCAGGTAACTCAGGTAACTCAGGTAACTCTGGAACTAATGGTACTTCTGGAACCTCAGGTGCTTCTTCAGGTTCTTCAGGTACTAGCCGGACTTCAGGTACAAGTGGTACAAATGGTACTTCAGGTGCTTCAGCTACTACTTCAGGTACTAGTGGTAACTCAACAGGCAAAACTTCAGGAACTTCAGGTACAAATGGTACCTCTGGTAACAATGGTAATGCAGGTAACTCAGGTAACTCAGCAGTTTCAGGAAATTCAGGCACATCTGGTAGTAATGGTACTAATGGCAACAACGGTAACTCAGGCAACTCTGGTAATTCAGGTACATCTGGTACAACTGGTTCAAGTGGTACTTCAGGTGCTAATGGTAACGCAGGTGGTTCAGGCAGTTCACGCTCATCAGGTACTTCAGGTACAAATGGTACAAGTGGTATCTCAGGTAATGTAGGTACAGCAGGTACTTATGTATCAATTACAGCCGGTTCTGGTCTATCAGGTGGTGGTTCATTGATTACTGACCGGACTATATCACTCCAAGATGACTTAAGAGGTGAAGCTTGGTATATTGGTAGAGATACTAATGATTATATCCACGTTAACACTACTCAAATTGAATTCTACTTAGATGGTAACTTAGATGCCTTAATTCAAAATGATGGTGATTTCCACGCTGACGGTGACGTAATTGCTTACTCTACTACAACTTCAGATAGAAGATTAAAAGACAATATCACAACTATTGAAAACGCTTTAGATAAAGTTACTAAACTTAGAGGTGTTGAATATGATTGGAATGCGGGTGGTAGAAAAGGACAACATGACTTAGGTGTAATAGCCCAAGAAGTTGAAGAAATTATCCCTCACATTGTAAGAGAAAAAGAACTTAAAGTAGGAGAGTATAAAAACAACCCTCAAATAGTTAAAACTGTTGATTATGAAAAATTAACTGCAGTATTAATAGAAGCAGTTAAAGAACTTAAAACACAGCTTGATGAATTAAAAAATAGTAAATAAATTAAAATTCATCTTATATAGTTAAAGGGGTGTATGCCCCTTTTTCTATTCATAGACCCTAAAATATTTATTACAAAACACGGGAATTCCTCTATATAATGGGTGAAAATAAAAGATATACTGTCCAGAAAAAACAAGACTCAGGTCAAGATAATAAGGTTATAAATGACCTATTTTTACTATCAGTTCCCACTGGTTCTGTTGAAGACTATGCTTTAGTAATTAATCCTAATTCAAAGCAAGTTAGATACGTTATAGGAGGAGTAAGTGGTGGTGGAGGTGGAAGCAGTAGTGGTAGCTCAGGAGGTTCCACATCAGGTAGTGCAGGCACCTCAGGCTCATCTGGTAGATCATCAGGTACTTCAGGTTCATCTGGCTCTACAGGTAAAACAGGTAGTTCTGGTATAACAGGTACTTCAGGTAGTTCAGGAGCATCAAGTGGCTCTTCAGGTTCTTCTGGTTCATCGGGTTCAACAGGTTCATCGGGTTCTTCAGGCTCAACAGGTTCATCAGGCAACTCAGGTAACTCCGGTTTAAGCCGCTCTGCAGGCTCATCTGGTTCTTCGGGTTCATCAGGTACTTCTGGTGTAGGTGGCTTATCAGGCACTTCAGGCTCATCTGGCTCTTCAGGCTCAGCCGGTTCTACTGGTTCTTCTGGTAACTCAGGTAACTCCGGTTTAAGTCGTTCATCAGGTAGTTCAGGCTCCTCAGGCTCATCAGGTACTTCTGGTGTAGGTGGCTTATCAAGCACTTCAGGCTCATCTGGTTCTTCAGGTTCCTCAGGTTCTTCAGGTAATACAGGTACATCAGGTTTAAGTCGCTCTTCTGGTTCATCAGGTTCAAGTGGTTCTTCAGGTACTTCAGGTGTAGGAGGATTATCTAGTACCTCAGGCTCATCTGGTTCTTCAGGTTCCTCAGGTTCTTCAGGTAATACAGGTACATCAGGTTTAAGTCGCTCTTCTGGTTCATCAGGTTCAAGTGGTTCTTCAGGTACTTCAGGTGTAGGTGGGCTATCAAGCACTTCAGGCTCCTCAGGCTCATCTGGTTCAGCAGGTTCTTCAGGTAATACAGGTACATCAGGTTTAAGCCGCTCTTCTGGTTCATCAGGTTCAAGTGGATCATCAGGTACTTCTGGTGTAGGTGGGCTATCAAGCACTTCAGGCTCCTCAGGCTCATCTGGTTCAGCAGGTTCTTCAGGTAATACAGGTACATCAGGTTTAAGCCGCTCTTCTGGTTCATCAGGTTCAAGTGGATCATCAGGTACTTCTGGTGTAGGTGGGCTATCAAGCACTTCAGGCTCCTCAGGCTCATCTGGTTCAGCAGGTTCTTCAGGTAATACAGGTACATCAGGTTTAAGCCGCTCTTCTGGTTCATCAGGTTCAAGTGGATCATCAGGTACTTCTGGTGTAAATGGTTTATCAAGTACTTCAGGCTCATCAGGCTCAGCAGGTTCAACAGGCTCATCAGGTAACTCAGGTAACTCAGGTTTAAGCCGCTCTTCTGGTTCATCAGGTTCAAGTGGATCATCAGGTACTTCTGGTGTAGGTGGTTTATCTGGTACTTCTGGCTCATCAGGTTCGTCTGGTTCAGCAGGTTCTACTGGTTCTTCTGGTAACTCAGGTAACTCAGGTTTAAGCCGTTCAGCAGGTAGTTCAGGCTCCTCAGGCTCATCAGGTACTTCTGGTGTAGGTGGGCTATCAGGTACCTCAGGCTCATCAGGCTCAGCAGGTTCAACAGGCTCATCAGGTAACTCAGGTAACTCAGGTTTAAGTCGTTCAGCAGGTTCATCTGGTTCTTCGGGCTCATCAGGTACTTCTGGTGTAGGTGGTTTATCTGGTACTTCTGGCTTATCAGGTTCGTCTGGTTCAGCAGGTTCTACTGGTTCTTCTGGTAACTCAGGTAACTCAGGTTTAAGCCGTTCATCAGGAACATCTGGTTCTTCAGGTTCTTCAGGTACTTCAGGCGTAGGAGGATTATCAGGTACTACAGGCTCAAATGGTTCAAGTGGTAATTCAGGTGAGTCTGGTAATTCGGGTACAACTGGTTCAAATGGATCTAGTGGCAATGCTGGTAACTCAGGTAAAGCAGGTTCTTCAGGTTCATCAGGTAGTTCAGGTTCTTCAGGTACTTCAGGTGTTGGTGGACTATCAAGCACTTCAGGCTCTTCAGGTTCTTCAGGATCATCTGGTTCATCAGGTAATACTGGTACTTCTGGTATAAGTCGCTCTTCAGGCTCATCAGGTTCTTCGGGTTCATCAGGTAATACAGGTACATCAGGTTTAAGCCAGAGCTCAGGTTCTTCAGGTAGTTCAGGTTCATCAGGTAATACAGGTAACTCCGGTTTAAGTCGTTCAGCAGGTTCATCTGGTTCTTCGGGCTCATCAGGTACTTCTGGTGTAGGTGGTTTATCTGGTACTTCTGGCTCATCAGGTTCGTCTGGTTCAGCAGGTTCTACTGGCTCCTCTGGTAACTCAGGTAAAGCAGGTTTAAGCCGTTCATCAGGAACATCTGGTTCTTCAGGTTCAGCAGGTAATACAGGTACATCAGGTTTAAGCCAGAGCTCAGGTTCTTCAGGTAGTTCAGGTTCATCAGGTAATACAGGTACATCAGGTTTAAGCCAGAGCTCAGGTTCTTCAGGTAGTTCAGGTTCATCAGGTACTTCAGGCGTAGGAGGATTATCAGGTACTACTGGCTCAAATGGATCTAGTGGCAACTCAGGCAACTCAGGCAATTCAGGTACTACTGGCTCAAATGGATCTAGTGGTAACTCAGGTAACTCAGGTAAGTCTGGATCATCAGGTTCATCTGGTACAAGTGGATCAAGTGGTACTTCAGGTGTAAGTGGTCTTTCAGCGGTTTCAGGTACTACAGGTTCTTCTGGCTCAGCAGGTGCTACAGGTAACTCAGGAAAATCAGGTCAATCTGGTACAACAGGTTCTAATGGTTCAAGTGGTAATTCCGGTAACTCAGGTAACTCAGGTAATTCAGGTACTACTGGTTCAAATGGTTCAAGCGGTAACTCAGGTAACTCAGGTAACTCAGGTACAACAGGTTCCAATGGCTCAAGTGGCAACTCAGGTAACTCAGGTAATTCAGGTACTACTGGTTCAAACGGCTCAAATGGTAATTCTGGTAATTCCGGCAACTCAGGCAAGTCTGGATCATCAGGTTCATCAGGAACTTCAGGTTCATCAGGAACATCAGGTGTAAGTGGCCTTTCAGCTGTTTCAGGTACTACAGGTTCTTCTGGCTCAGCAGGTGCTACAGGTAACTCAGGAAAATCTGGTAATTCAGGCACAACAGGTTCAAACGGCTCAAATGGTAATGCCGGTAACTCAGGTAACTCAGGCAACTCAGGTACTACAGGCTCTAATGGTTCAAGCGGTAACAATGGTAACTCAGGTAACTCAGGCAACTCAGGTACTACAGGCTCTAATGGTTCAAGCGGTAACAATGGTAACTCAGGTAAATCAGGCAATTCAGGAACTACAGGTTCAAATGGATCTAGTGGTAACGCTGGTAATTCTGGCCCTAGTGGTTCTTCAGGTAGTTCAGGTACAGCAGGTAAAGCTGGATCATCAGGTAGTTCTGGCACTTCAGGTGTATCTGGTATTTCAGGTAATATAGGTACAGCAGGTACTTACGTATCTATAGTAGCAGGTACGGGTTTAAATGGAGGAGGATCATTAAGTACTGATAGAACTGTAAACGTAAACTGGGCAGGTTCTACTGTAGGTGGTATTACAACTTATGGTAAATCTGGAGATCCTACGGTTTATTCTAATTTTTATTATGATACTACTAATGGTAATGTTGTATTAACTGGTAGCACTTTCTTAGCAGTTAATTACACAGCAGCCCCACTTCACCATGTAACAGTTTCAGGTTCAATATCTATTACAGGATCTAACGTACCCGCAGCTTCTTTAAGATTCCAAGATACAGGAGGAACTTCTCGTAATGCTTTATATGTTAATAGTACAAACTATTTAGAAGTAGGTAACCAATTTTATACAGGTTTAAAGTTAATTCATAGTGGATCTTATGGTAGTGCTTATACTCCTGGTGGTAGAAATGGAGTTAGTGATATTATTGGAGCAACAGCTGATGATAATGTATTAGGTACCCCAGATAGCTGGTTAGCCGTTAGAGTAGGAGCAACAGACTATGTAATTCCAATGTATACAGCATGATACCTTTAACCCCTGAATTAGAAAATAAAATAAAAGCTAGTGGAGGTAATATTCATTATGTTACTTTAGAAGAATTTCAACAAATATTATCTAAGGGAACACTTTTATCTAAAGAAGAAGGATTAAAACAACTTGGCAAATCAAAATAAAGTTATTAAATTAGTTATAAACTAAAACAAGTCTATGAAGAAATTATTGTATATAGCTCCCCATTTATCTACTGGGGGCCTTCCTCAATATCTATGTAAAAAAATTGAGCTATTAAAAGATACATATGAAATTTATTTAGTTGAATGGGTAGATTGTACTGGGGGAGTTTTAGTAGTTACAAGAAATAAAATTGTAGATTTAATAGATTCTAGTAGATTTTTTACTTTAGGAGATAATAAAATGGAACTTATTGATATAATCAATCAAGTTCAACCTGATATTGTTCATTTAGAAGAAATTCCTGAATTTTTTATGGACAGATCTGTAGCAGAACAAATATACTCTACTAAACGTAAATATAGAATTGTAGAAACATCCCATGATTCATCTTATAATACCCAAGAAAAATCATTCTTCCCAGACAAATTTATGTTTGTATCTGAGTGGCAAATTCAACAATATAAAGATATAGACATTCCTAAAACTGTAGTATACTACCCAATTGAATACGTTGAACGTCCTAATAGAGAAGAAGCATTAAAAGAATTAGGATTAGATCCAAACAAAAAACATGTTTTACACGTTGGGTTATACACTCCTAGAAAAAATCAAAAAGAATTTTTTGAATATGCTCAACAATTTCCTGATGTTGAATTCCATAGTTTAGGTAATAGAGCTGATAATTTTAAATGGTACTGGGAAGATTTAGCTAATAATCAACCTTCAAACTTAACTTGGTGGAACGAACGCACTGATGTAGATAAATTCTATCAAGCAATGGATTTGTTTTTGTTTACTTCTCGCGGAACAAATAATGATAAAGAAACAATGCCACTAGTAATTCGTGAAGCAGTTTCATATCAAATCCCAATTTTAATATATAACCTCCCAGTATACTTAAATTATTGGGATAATTTTGAAGGAGTAAATTATTTAGAATTTGATAATTTTGAAAAAAATTGTGAGTTAATAGCTGGAAAACTAGGAGTTCAAATTTATAATCCTGAAAATGAGGCTATTATTATTTCTACTTATCCTATTACTGATAGCATTGTTAATACAACTAAAGAATGTATTGTAAAAGCTAAACAAACTGGAAGAAAAATTATCCTTGTATCCCATGCTCCTATCCCAGAAGAATTACAATCATTAGTAGATTATTGTATTTACGATAAAAATAATATTTTAACTAAACATACATTCTTTAACAAATCATTCTATTACTCCCCAGATTTTGATGTATACGTTAATTTAAATGGTGAAAATAATGACATATATCATGGTCCTACAGTTTATACTAATTACTACAATGGATGTATTTTAGCAAAAAAGTTAGGTATTAAAAAAGTATTCTTTTTAAATTTTGACTATATTTTAAATCATAAAACATATTTAGATGAAATTTCATCTATTTTAGATACACAAGATGCTTTTTATGAATTTAGACAAGAACAAGAAGGCCCATGTTTAACTACATTCTTTGCTGCAGCTAAACCTGAATTTTATACTAAAAATTTCCCTTTAATAACAGATTCTAAACAGTATGATGATTTACAGCATAAATGGGGATCAGAGACTAATAGTTTAGAAAACTTAATGTATAATGGAGTTAAAAATCTCCCCAAAGTTCATTATGAAAATACTGAAATTTTTAGAGAAAAGTTAAATAGAGATATTACTCATAAAGATTTTTCAAGAGTAGAATATTTTACAGCACTCCCAGTAGAAGAACACCCAGAGATATTTTGTCCTTATATCCAAGTATTAAATAGTAAAGATAGTAGACTTTTCAAACTCTCAGTATTTAAAAATTCAAATTTAGTTAATACCCAAGATTTAGAAATTATAGACAAAACTTTTTATTATTTACCCATAAATTGTGAATCATTTAATAAAAATGATTTGTATGAAATTAAATTAGAAATTTTTGATTTAAATACTAATAAATTTATAGAAAGTAAACAAATAAACATTGATTATAATTACTATAATGATATCTTACCTCAAAATGGGTTTATAAAAATTAAAAATTTAGTAACCTCTAAAAAAATCAAATTAATGCACTTAGTTACTGAGCCGGAAACCAATCCAAAAGAAATACGCTCAGTAAACAATATTAAAGATTTTTGTGAAAAAACAGGTATTAAATATGAACAACGTATAAATAAAATATGGACTGAATTACCTCCTAAAGATACTTGTAATCGCCCAGATGACGTTCAAGATAAACCTGGTTACTATAAACTTGCTCCTGGCCACTATGGTTGTTATATTGCCCATACTACAGCTATAAATGATGAAGATAATTATAACTATGATTATATTTTAATATTTGAAGGAGATGTAATTGTTGACTCAGACTATCAAGAGTTATATGATTCATTAATTCGTTTTAGTAGATTATCAAAAGAAACTAACCAAGATATTATTGGATTTGGAAATCCATGGCAAAACCGTAATTTAAATGGACCTAAAATTGAAGATGTTTATACAAACGTTACACCATTTATTCCAGCCCAATCATATTTAATTAATAATGATAAACTATCTTATATTCAAGATAAAATTAGTACAACACCATGGGATGCTTTTGATATGTGGGTATGTAATGTAGCTGAATTAAAAGTAGGAACAGCAGAAAAAATCTATACTAAACACCTCCCAGGATTTAGTATTATTGAACAAACCGATAAATCAACAGACGAAAATAGTCCATTAATATTTGCTAAAGAATGAGAGTAGCCCATATCGACCCCGCTTGCGGATTAACTATTCCTCCTAAAGGTTGGGGTGCTATAGAAAAAATTATTTGGGAATTTAAGTGTAATCTTGAAAAACAAGAACATGTAGCTGATGTTAAATTTGCTACTTGGGTTGAACCTTATCAATATGATATAGTTCATTGCCATGTTGCTAATTTAGCTTTAATGTTAGCTGAACGAAATATTCCTTACATATTTCAATTACATGATCACCACGTATTTCATTATGGCAAAGACTCAAATGTATATAAAGAAAATTTAAAAGCTATTGAAGGATCTTTAGTATCATTAGTACCTGCTAAATTTTTAGTAGATTGGTTTGATAATCATCCTAAAGTAAGATACTTTGCTCACGGGGTTAATAATCAAGAATTTTACCCTATTGAAAAAGAAATACCAACTGAACCTAAACTTTTAATGGTTGCTAATAATGGTTTAGGAGGTCAAGCTGGATTTGATAGAAAAGGTTTTGCTTATGGTATAGGATTAGCTATGCTAAATGATTTAGAAATTACAATAGCGGGCCCATACAATAATCAAAATTTTTTTAATAATCACATTTGGGCTTTAAATTATCCTAAATTAAGTATTATTTTTGATTTACCTAACACTGAATTATTAGATTTATATCATAAACATGATATTTTTATCCATCCAACAATGTTAGAAGCAGGTCATCCTAATTTAACTATGATTGAAGCCGCAGCTGCTGGTTTACCTATTATTGCTGATTGGGAGCATGAAACTGATTTTCATGGTGCTTGGAGAGCTCCTCGAGATGTATTTAAAATGGATCAAGGATTAAAAGATATATTATTAAATTTTGATTCTTATAGAGAAAAATGTGCAAATACTGCTAAAGAATTAGATTGGTATAATCGTACTACTGAATTAGTAAAAATATATAATGAGTTTGTATGAAAGAAGTTTTAATTGACGAATATAATAGTACTAAAATTTTAAAAATTCCATTTAAAAAGTTACAAAATAAATTTTCTTGTAATTTTGTAGATGGGGCTTTTATAGAAGTTACTGGTCCTGAAGAAAAACAATATAAAGTTGTATTTACTGACCAAGACACCCAAACTATATTACACGATACTACTATTAGTACTAACATGTGGACTCGTACTAACATTAAATATTTTATTAATTGGTTAGTTCAAGTATATGATGCCTCAAATAATGAATTAGTTTTTGAACATAAGTATAATCCTGAAGGTAAAAGAGTTTACATCCATATGGATTCAAGTGCTATTGGTGATACATTAGCTTGGTTTCCCTATGTTGATGAATTTAGAAAAAAATGGAATTGCCATGTTATAACTTCTACATTCCATAATGATTGGTTTATCGATGAATACCCAGAACTAGAATTTATAACTCCTGGAGTTGAAGTATTTGATTTGTATGCTATGTATGGTGTAGGTTGGCATTATGAAAGTGATGCGGTTGTTAATTATAGTAAGGTACCCCGTGATTTTAAAGCTTTAAATTTACAACAAACTTCAACTGATATTCTAGGATTAGAGTATACTGAAATAAAACCCAAAATAAAACTCCCACAAGAACCTTCTCCATTAAAAGAAAAGTATGTAGTAATAGCCCCCCACGCTTCGGCTCATGCTAAGTATTGGAATTATCCTAGAGGATGGCAAACTGTTATTGATTATCTAAATAAACAAGGCTACAAAGTAGTAATGATTACTCAAGAACCTTGGGGAGATAAATGGCATGATTCTAAATTAGGAGGAACTTTAAAAGGAATTATAAATAAAACTGGAGATTTTTCATTAGAAGAAAGAATAAATCAAATTAAACATGCTGATGCATTTATTGGTGTTGGTAGTGGTTTAAGTTGGTTAGCTTGGGCTACTGGAACCCCAGTTATACTAATCTCAGGATTTAGCGAACCACATACAGAATTTACTTGTGAAAGAGTATTTCCTAAAAGATCTAATGTATGTACTGGATGTTTTAACCGTGAATGGTTAAATCCTGGAGATTGGGAATGGTGTCCTGACCATAAAGGAACTTTACGTCAATTCGAATGCACAAAAAATATTACTCCTAATATGGTAATAAGTGCTTTACAAAAAACCCTTAATATTTATTAACATAAAACACTATGGAAAAGATTTTTTTAACCACTGATGAGTTACAACAATTAAAGGAAATTCAAGAAATTGGTACTAACATAATAGCCCAGTTTGGGGAGTTTGAGTATAGAATCCAATTATTGCAAATTCAAAAAGCTAGTTTAGTAGAAGAATTAAACAACTTAAAAACAAGAGAAACTGAAATTGGAAGTACTCTTGAAGCTAAATACGGGCAAGGTTCTATTGATATCGAAACAGGTGAGTTTATTAAAGATTGACTTTAACAAAAAAATATAATATTTATCACAAAATTAACCCAATAGAACAATGGCAGAAACATTAATCTCCCCAGGAGTATTAGCTAGAGAAAACGACCAGTCTCAAGTTAGTAGCTTACCTATACAGGCGGGTGCCGCTATCATAGGCCCTACAGTAAAAGGACCAGTTGAAATCCCAACACTTGTTAGCTCTTACAATGACTACACAAATAGATTTGGTACAACTTTCATTAGTGGTGGTGAACAATACACTTACTTTACTTCAATAGCTGCTTACAATTATTTTAATAATGGAGGTACTTCATTATTAGTATCTAGAGTAGTAGCTGGAGGTGGTTCAACTTATACACCTGCTACTTCAAGTGATATTACAAATAACCAAAGTGTAACAGCTGGTAAATTTGCTACTGCTAGCTTTGCTTTAGCAGCTGCATTTAGTGATGGAGACGAAGTTCGCGTAACTGGTAGTTTTGGTCTCTACCGCTTTGTTGCTTCAGCGACCCCAGTTCCTGCAGATGATACTGATGGTTTACTTTATTTCTTCTCTACAGGTTCATCTGTTGGTCAATCACTTGCTAACTTAACAGCTTCAATGGGCCAAGCTACTGCTCTTGGTGGTACACTTACTTTTGTTTCAGAATCAGGTGTAGGTTTAGCAATTTCATCTTCAGCATCTGGTTCTACTTATAACGGAGTAATTTTCTCAACTGGATCAGCTTCAAGCTTCGCAGATCAAGCTACTTTAGGTGGTGGTGTAAACGGTGATAGTGCCGTAGCTCTTGTTCTTGAAACCCTTAGTGAGGGTACTATCATGAATAGCACTAGCTCTTTAGACTCAAACGGTGCTTTAGCAAGCGGTTCATCAGATAACATTAGATGGCAAATTGTTACTAGTAATACTTCATCTGGTACTTTTGATTTAGTAATTAGAAGAGGTGATGATAATGCTAATGAAACTAATGTATTAGAAACTTGGACTAACTTATCACTTGACCCAACAGTACCTAACTTCGTATCTAAAGTAATTGGTAACTATAAATTAGCTTTAAGTGCTGATAATTCTCAAATTGAAATCTCTGGATCATATCCTAATGCTTCTAGATTTGTAAGAGTAAAATCAGTAAACGCTACCACTCCAAATTACTTTGATAACTCAGGAGCTCCTAAATCAGCGTACACAGCTTCTCTTCCAGTTGTAGCTAGTGGCTCATTTGGAAACGCTATTGGTAATATGGAAGCTAATGCTGGAAACAAATATTACAATAATATTATCAGTGGAGTAACTAACTCTCAAGGCTTAACAGGTTCAGACTATGCTGCTATGATTACTCTTCTTGCAAACCAAGATGCATACCAGTACAATATGATCGCAGCCCCAGGTTTATTTGACACAGCTAATGTAACTAGTGCTGGAATGGTATCTCAAGTTACTTCATTAATTTCTAACGCACAAAATAGAGGTGATCATATTTTAATATTAGATCAAAACCTTTATGGATCTACTGTTGCAAATGCTACAACAGCTGCTGCTACTAGAAATACTTCATACGCTGCTACTTACTGGCCTTGGTTACAAACCAATGACCCAGATACAGGTGAAAACGTTTGGGTTCCAGCTTCAGCAATGATTCCTGGAGTATATGCTCAAAACGATTCAGTTTCTTATGCTTGGTTTGCCCCAGCAGGTATTAACAGAGGTGGTTTAAGTAACGTAACTAGAGCTGAAAAGACATTAACTCAAGCTAACAGAGACACATTATACACAGGAAAAGTTAACCCAATTGCTACATTCCCAGGAACTGGTGTTGTAGTATACGGACAGAAAACACTTCAAACTAGAGCTACAGCTCTCGACCGTGTAAACGTTCGTAGATTGTTAATTGAACTTAAATCATTTATTTCTCAAGTAGCTAATAATTTAGTATTTGAACAAAACACAATTGCTACTAGAAATAGATTCTTAGCTCAAGTAAATCCTTACTTAGAACAAGTTCAACAACAACAAGGCTTGTATGCGTTCAGAGTAATCATGGATGATACTAACAACACAGCTGATGTAATTGATAGAAACCAGTTAATTGGCCAGATCTTCATCCAACCAACTAAGACAGCTGAATTTATTTACCTCGACTTCAACATCTTACCAACTGGTGCTACTTTCCCAGCATAAAAGTTTAAAGTTTGAATATTTATAATAGAACAATTAATATAAACGCAAAATGGCAGTATTAGACTCTAACGAAATTTTCTTCACGGCGTTTGAACCAAAAGTACAGAATAGATTTATTATGTACGTTGGTGGAATTCCTTCATACACAATTAAAGGTATCTCATCTGTAGGTTTTTCGCAAGAAGAAATTATGTTAAACCATATTAACGTTTACCGCAAAATTAAAGGTAAATTAAAGTGGAATGATTTAACAATGACTTTATTTGATCCAATTACTCCTTCAGGCGCACAAGCCGTAATGGAGTGGGTTCGTTTACACCACGAATCAGTAACTGGTAGAGATGGTTATAGTGATTTCTATAAGAAAGACGTTACTATCGATGTATTAGGTCCTGTAGGTGATATCGTTTCTGAATGGATTATTAAAGGTGCATTTATTAAAGCCGCTGAATTTGGTGAATATAACTGGGATAATGATACTGCTGCCCAAAATATCACTGTAACCCTCGGTATGGATTATTGTGTACTAAACTTCTAATAAAAGTTTACATAAAATTAAATTTGAGCTTGGCTTTGCCAAGCTCTTTTTTTATATTGTATTTACTATAAGAGAAGTTCTTTGACACTTAATACTAAACAAAACTATGGAAACACTATCTTTTACTATAGGTGTGCTTGCTGTGATTGATCTTTTGATCGTTGCAGGTACGTTTTTGGTCTTAAAGACATTAAACATTACCCGCAAACAAGCGGAATCTACTCAACGAGAGCTAGAAGCTAACGTTAGAGAACTACATTATGAGGTAGAACGCTACCGAAATGATTTATATAATGAAATTAAAAATGTCGAGAACAATGTTGTTCGACATACCGACTCTCGAGTCGATAAACTAGAATCTAAAGTGTATAAAGATTTCGATCTTTATCGCACACAAGGTCGTCAATATTAATAAATAATTCGTCAAAGACTTCTCTTTATAGTATTTATATATGATACACAGTTGCAACTAATTAAAAATCTATGGAAAACGAAACACCAAAATTTAAATTCCCTACTGAAACAGTAGAACTCCCATCAAAAGGTTGGTTATACCCTGAAGGGCACCCATTATCAAGCGGTACAGTTGAAATGAAGTACATGACCGCAAAAGAAGAAGACATTTTAACTAACCAAAGTTATATTAAGCAAGGTATAGCTGTTGATAAACTTTTACAATCTGTAATTGTTACTAAATGTAACTTAGATGATTTAGTTACAGGTGATAAAAATTCCTTATTAGTAGCTGCTCGAGTTTTAGGCTATGGTAAAGACTATTCATTTACATACAATGAAGAAGAAATCACTGTAGATCTATCAGCCCTCCCAGCTAAAGAATTAAATACAACCTTAGTTACTAAAGGTGTAAATGAATTCCCATTTACTCTTCCCCATTCAGGAACTAAGATTACTTTTAAAATTCTTACAGGTCACGATGATACTGCTATGACTAATGAAATTAAAGGTATGAAACGAGTTCAAAAGAACTTCTCAGCAGATTCTTCATTAAGACTTAAATATATGATCACTTCTGTTGAAGGTGATTCTGAAAAACAAACTATTCGTGATTTTGTAGATAATTATCTTTTAGCACGTGATTCTACAGCTTTAAGATCATACTACAAAGAAGTTGCTCCAGATACTAAAATGACTTTTATTTATGAAGGAGAAAACGGCGAAGAGGAGGTCGCTATTCCTTTAGAAGTTCAATTTCTTTGGCCTGACGCCCGAGCATAGACTTTTAGTGTTTCAACAGATACACGATATAGTGTATAATGGTCAAGGAGGTTATTCATGGGGAGAAGTATACGATTTTCCAATTTGGTTAAGAAGAGCTACAATTAATTTCTTAAATAAATCTATAGATGCTAGAAATAAAGCTGATGAAAAAGCTTATAATAATTCTACTTCTAAAACTGGAAAAACTTCTACTACTACTAATTTAGATTGGGGTAATCCTGATAAAAGTAAGATTAAACCTCCATCTTATGTTACAAAGGCATCAAAAAAATGATGCCTTTTAATATTTATACGAGTACAATATTCTAATTATGGCTAAAGGCGACGAAAAACTAGAACAATTAAAAGCTGATCTTATAGCAGAACAAAATGAAGCATTAGGAGATCAGCTAAGCATATCTTCTCAGTTAGCCACTCAAATGTCTTTAATGTATAAGTACATGAAAGATAAAACAGAATTAGATAAGCAAGCAGTTGATCTTTCAAAACAAAATGCTAAAATAGCAAGAGATTTAAAACTAGATATTGATGATCAGGCTTCTACTCAAAAACAGTTAGTAAAAATAGCTGAACAACGAAATAAAATAGAAAGAGTAAAGAAAGGCTTATTAAAAGACGCTTCTAATGATTTAAAAAACGAAGTTGCTTTATTTAAATCTAGAGAAAAAGACTTAACTAAACAACTAGAATTAGGAAAAATTACTGAAGAACAATATTCTGAACGACTTCGTGGTTTAGAATCTCAATTATCTATAGAAGCTAAACAAATCATCAATTTAGATAGACAAGCTGCCCAATTAGGAAAAATAGGAGAAATACTTGCAGATCAAGAACGAAGGCAAAAAAACATAAATAACGCTATGGGCATACTAGGCAAAAGTGCTGAAGGTGCTAGCAAATTCCTCAATAAAATAGGACTCTCAGGTGTAGCTAAAGTTTTCCAAGGTGCCGCTGACAGTGCTCGTGATGCTGCTAAGAAAGTTACCGATATGGGTGATAAAGGGGCAGGTGCTATGGGTAAATTAAAAGTAGCAGTAGCTGCCGTAGGTGGCGCTCTTAAAGCTCTAGCAGCAGGTGGTATTATAGGAATTTTAACTACGCTTTACCAACAGTTTGTAAAGTATGGAGAAATGGGTCTTGAATCTATTAAAAGAACTAGTGAACAAGCTACTCAATTATCTCGAAATTTAGGTGTAAGTGCTGCAAAAGGTCAAGAATTAGCAGCTTCTGCTCGTTCTGTTGGTATGGCTATGGGAATGACAGGAGATATGGCCGTAAACTCAGCTAAAGAAATCTACAGTTCTATTAATGGTGCTGAAAAACTATCTAAAGAAACCCAAAAAACATTTATGCAGTTAAATGTATTTGCTGGAATGTCAGCAGATAATTTAGCTACTTTTTATAAATTCGCAAAACAAAGTGGTCAAGAAGCAGGTACAATGGTTAAAAATATGGTTGACACTGCTACCCAATCAATAAAAAACCTTAAACTTAACGTAAGCCAGAAAAAACTGTTAAGTGAGGTTGCACAAGTATCTAGAGCTACTCAAGTTGCTTTTAAAGGTCAAGGGACTGAATTAGTTAAAGTGGTAGCTCAAGCTACTAAATTAGGTCTTTCTTTATCTAAAGTTGAAAAAACTATGGATAGCCTTTTAAATTTTGAAGACTCTATTTCAGCTGAAATGGAAGCTCAACTTTTAACAGGAATGAATCTTGATTTAAGTAAAGCTAGAGCATTAGCTTTAGATGATGATCGTGCAGGAGTAATGGAGGAAATTACTAAACAAGGCATTACTCAAGAAAAATTTGCAAGTTTAGATCGTATTAGCAAAGAAGCTATAGCTAAAACTTTAGGCATGTCCTCTGAAGAAATGGCAGACATGTTAGCAGGAGCAAAAGAAAACGTTTCTGAGAACCAGCAAATGATAGATCTCCAAAGCCAAGGATTAGCAGCAATGACTTCAATGGTCTCAGTTCAAGAACAACTTCTTAAAATGGAACAAGACCGACAAGATGCATTAGCGGGAACAGGTGACCAGTTTCTTGGCTTTAAAAAAACTCTTCAGGATATCCAAATGAAAATACTTCCTTATATCAATATCATTTTCGAAGAAATTGGAAAATTGTTAAATGAAAGTTTAGGAGAAGTAAATGAAATGACTGGTACCTTTGAATTAACAGATGAAAAAGCGGCAGAATTTAGAGAAACTGTACGAGAAGTACTTGATGTCTTTAGAACTATTAAAGATATTGTAGGATGGATTTATGATAAATTTGGTGCTTGGGGTGTAATATTAGCTCCTATGGTAGGAAAGCAATTACCTGGTATGGTTGGAAGTATAGGTAAGTATCTTTTTACTCAAAGACAAGTTTTAGATGATGCTGGTAAATTAGTAGGTAAACAATCTAGATTTAAAGATCTTGTAGATGGTTCTGGAAAATTAATGAAACAAGTAGGTGGCTATATTGGTGATGGTATAAAAGCTATGGGTAAATTTATAGGTAAGATAGCTGCAGCTGCTTACAAATTTTTAGCTCAAGCTGTTTCTTCAATTTGGAGCGCTTTTATGATGTTAGGTCCTATAGCAGGTCCAATAGCAGCAGGTGCTGCTACTGCTGCTATAGGTGCACTCGCTTACAGATACCTTGCTAAAGGTGACGACATTGTATCTCCTGGCTATGGAAAACGTACTCTATACGGCCCTGAAGGCGCTATCGCATTAAACGATAAAGACACAGTAATTGCAGGTACTAAATTATTTGGAGACGACGTTATAAGTGCTCCTAAAGGTACAGTAAGTATGGACAATAGTGCTATGGCTAATGAACTCGCAGCTATTAAAACATTATTAAGTGATTTAACTAGTCGACCATCTGTAGTAGAAATGGATGGACGTAAAGTTGGAGAAACTATGAGATTAGGATCATTTGCTACTCAATAAAAAAATAATATTTATAACATATAATATTAACCCTTAAATTAAATTATTATGTCACATCATGATATTGACTTAGGAAGTAGATACTACCGTGGTGGTTCAAGACTAGATCCACGTGGTGGTAATGGTCAAAACACCGGAGGAGGAAACGATCCTAAAAACAAATATGGTAATAAAAATCCATACGGAACAGGAGGAGATCGTCCACCAAAACCATAATCCAAATTAAATGCCTTTAATAGACTTAAAATCTGACCTTAGAGATCTAAAATACAGTAAAGATCTACCAGGTGGGGGAACTAGTAATCAACCCTATATTACTACCGATATCCCAGCCTATACTGATCCTTATGGTACACCACCTGGGGCATCGGGGTTAGATTTTATTCTTAGAGGTGGTGGAAAATATGATACCTATGTAAGTGATCAATATAGTAGAGTAAAAGATCTACTAGAAGATACATCTTTACTTGGGGGAAATATTGGGGAAAATTGGAAAAGTAAACAAGTAGCTTTATCAAGACAGTCAACTTGGCGTTTCCTATTCAGCCTCCCAATATCTCAAATATATGACAAAAAACAAACTTTAGATCAACTTAGTGGAGGAGTAACTATTCCTGGGTTAAATATTCCTGGGTTTAATATAAATGTCCCTGAATTTAGAGGTGGTATTTTTAGTTATGGTGGTAACATTGGATTTGGAGGAGCTCAATTACCATCAGTTAATTTTCCTCACCTCTACAAACAAGGAGGAATTTCTATGCCTTCATTAGGATGGGCTAATCCTTTAAATTATACCAATGCTTATAAAGCAGCAGACCGAATTAAGATGAATCGAATGATTAATCTTTATAAAACTAAAGTCTCTACTTATGTAAATGGTAAGGATCAAGCATATCAAATAGCTAATAGTGCTATATTGGGGGTTGCCCCTGAAATTGTTCCTGGTTCTGATTTGTTATTACAAACTTATTATGGAGGTACCGATAATTATGGAGGTCAAGTTTCTATTATTCCTCGCCACGTATTTTCAACTAATAAAAAACGTAGTTTTGGAGATGGTGTATTAACATACGATCAAAATATTTTAGGTAAAGTAACTTATGAAAGTGATGCTGGAAAATTAGGCAAAATCTATGGACCTAATAGTATAGCTCAATTAATTGACTTTAGACGAGTTATTAATACACAACTTAACTTAACCCCAGAAGAAGAAAAGTTACTTCCAAGTACTGATTATAATACTTTTAATAGAATATCTACCTATAATACAGGTGATCCTGGACAAAGAGGACTAATTAGAAATAATCCAAATAAAGGAGTTCGAGGAGCAGATGGTAAACCTACATTGGTTACTACTGACCATATTGCTATGAAACCCTTACTTACCAATACCGACGATATTCTTAATGATGATATGATCAAATTTAAAATCTCAGCAGTAGACCCTGACCAACCTTCAAATAGAATATGGTTTAATTTTAGAGCATTTTTAGGTAAAGTCTCAGACGGATTCCGTGCTAAATATCAATCTTATAATTATATTGGTCGAGCTGAAAGTTTTTATAAGTACCAATCGTTTGATAGAAGTATGGGAGTTGAGTTTACTGTAGCAGTTCAATCACGACAAGAACAATATACTCAATACCAAAAATTAAATTATTTAGCATCTTTAACAGCTCCTAATTATAAAGATGGTTTTATGAGAGGAAATATTACTTATTTAACTATAGGAGACTGGTTTAATGATGTACCCGGAGTATTAACCTCAGTAAAATTAAGCATCCCAGATCAAGCTTCATGGGAAATTGCTAGAAATGATGATGGAACTGTTGATGATACAATAGCTCAATTACCTTTTGTAGTTGAAGTTAGTCTTGATTTTGAACCAATCCACAACTTTGTACCACAAAGAGGTTCTAAGTTTATTGGATATGATATAAACACTAACCAGAATGAGTTAGTATCTTATGACTCAAACCCATACGGAATAACATAAAATGTATAATAGATATTTAGATCAAGCTTCAGGAGCTATTGATATAACTCAAAATGGTAAATTAGTTCCTCCGGTAGTAAAATACCCGGAAGTTCCTTTATCATCAAATGATCTTTATGTTTACACAACTATAGGTGATACTTTTATTACTTTAGCAAACCAATTTTACCAAGATTCTACTTTATGGTGGGTTATATCTATTGCAAATACTGGAACAACAGGTACTAACCTAACAACCGACCTCCCCCAAGACAGCATATACATCCCAGTTGGCACACAATTACGAATTCCTTCAAACCCTATAAATATTGTAAATCTATTTAAACTTGTAAACAGTTATTAATTATGAGTAATATAATAGGAAGTGATTTACAACCTTGGGCTCAAGCTCAAGTTAAATTAAGACAAAGACTTTATGGAAAGTCTCTTTTTGGTTTAGATAGTAATGGTCTTAACCAAGGAGAAATCCAACAATATTTAAATGGTAAAACAGCATGGCTAAGAGCGGCATCTTCAGCTTTTATAACCCCCCAAAAAAGTGTAGAACTAACAGGTACTGATATCTATAATGGAAGAGAATTAGCTAAACAATATGTTTTATTTAATGGTACTACTGGCATATCTAGAGATATTGATCTTGATCGATATTCT